ACTAGAAAAGCTTTAGCCCTTAGACGGTGGAAGTGTTAACAGATGCCTAGAAGACCTGTAGTTCGTATTCACCCTTTGACCTTTCAACAGCGTACTATCGCTGCGTCTGCTGGTGCTATAGCTACAGACAACAAAGAAAAAGCAGAGACATTAGAAACACAGGTTGAATCTTTAGAGAGTGATCCATTCTTCGTTACTTTAGACGGAGGTGGTGCTGTAGTACAAGACGAAGATATTTTTGACGGAGGAGGAGCTAGTGCCTAATTTTACTAAAAGAATACAATTACGAAGAGCAACTGATACTGAGTGGTCTACTGAGAATCCTGTCTTGCTGGAAGGTGAGATAGGAATTGAATTGGACTCTGAAAGAAACAGAATAAAGATAGGAGACGGTACTACTGCCTGGAACTCTTTACCTTACTTCCTTGATGCAAGAGAAGCAGAAGTCGGTGATTATGATGACTTTGTAGATGCTTTAACAGGACCATGAGTACATTACTTACACAGCTTGGACAGAAGGTTAAGACTCAACTAGACACCAAGCTTAACACATCTGGAGGTACTATATCAGGTAATCTATCTATATCACAACTCTTTGAACTAGGGTCTTATACAACAAGTACACTGCCTGATGCGAGTGCTAGTGGCACAGTTATCTATGTATCTGATGGGGATGACGGCAATCCTTGTATAGCTGTTGATAACGGAAGTGATTGGAAAATATTATCTTTCGGTAATGTCTTAACACCTGCTACTAAACTACTTACGGAACTAGGTGACAATTTGACAACAGAAGCAGGTGATCTTTTAGTCGTCTGAATCTTGACAGATTTACTTGGTGTTTGTAATACTATCTAAACACTCTCACATACAATACTAACATATAAAATATATAATTAATTATGTCTACCTTACTTACCCAATTGGGACAAAAAACAAAAGTAGAGCTTGATAAGAAGCTTGCCCTTGCTGGCGGAACAATGACTGGAGCGATTACGCTCAGTGGTGCTCCTACTGCTAATCTTCACGCTGCTACTAAGCAATATGTTGATGGAGAAATCTCAACTGTTAGCTCAAGTGTTTCTACAAACACAAGTAACATCTCCACTAACACAAGCAATATATCTACTAACGCTAGTAACATCTCTACCAACGCTAGTGATATTGCTACTTTGCAGTCTAATGTCAGCTCAAATGACAGCGACATTTCTACTCTTCAAAGCAATGTTAGTTCTAATGATACTGACATCAGTAACTTACAGACTCAAGCTGGTTCATTGGCTTCTGACGGTAACTCCGCTTCTTTCAGTGGTGACCTTTCAGCTGCTAACGCTACATTCTCTGGTAACTTGACTGTTAATGGTACTACAACTACTGTTTCCACAACTAACTTAGATGTTGCAGATAGTCTTATCAACCTTTCTAAAGGTGCTGCTGACAGTTCTACTGCTTCTAATGACGGTGGATTTGTTATTGAGCGTGGTTCTTCTGAAGACAATGCTGCTCTTTACTGGGACGAAGGTGATGACAAGTTCAAAGTAGTTACTACTTCTGCAACTGCTGCTTCTTCTGACATCTCTGGTACAGACAGTTCTGCTGCTCTTGCTTCCTTTGATGCCAGCTTAATTCACAACGGCACAGCTCTAGGAACTGTTAGCGAGTTTGAATCAGCCCTTACTTAATCTTTTGGTTTAGATAAAAGATAATAAAATGTGTTTGGGGAGGTCTCACTTTTGTGGGGTCTCCCCTTTTTCTTGTACTTTTATGATAACAATGCTAAAACTATAATATATGAAGACATTTGAAGAACTAGGTAAGTTTCAAGGTTATGTGGCAGATAGCTACAAGGCTGCTATAGATCAGATGCACGAGACTGGAGAATACAATCCTTCAATACTTAACGGTGCTAGACAACTGCTAAAGGATAACGAGATAGTACTACAAGCAGGTAAAGACACTCCAATCAATGATCTGTTAAATGTTGTGCTACCTTTTGAAGAAGACGCAGATTTAAAATCTAAAGTTAAGTAATAACTGTAATAACACCAAAGAGAGCTTATGAGTAGTGAATCTAAACTTCACCAACTCAAGGACTTCCGTAACTTCTTATATTTAGTTTGGAAGCACTTGAACCTGCCTGACCCCACACCCCTTCAGTACGACATTGCTGACTACATGCAAGAAGGTCCTAAACGATCTGTTATCATGGCATTCCGTGGTGTAGGTAAGTCCTGGATATGTTCAGCCTATGCTGTCCATCAACTCCTCCTAGACCCCTCTAAGAACATCCTTGTAGTGTCTGCATCTAAAAACAGAGCAGATGACTTCTCCACATTCACCTTGAAAATCATACACGACATTCCTGTTCTTCAAGGTCTTATACCCAGAGGAGATCAAAGATTCTCTAAGATTGCTTTTGATGTTGGTCCTGCACCTGCTGCTCACGCACCATCAGTTAAGTCACTAGGTATATCCTCCCAGCTAACAGGTTCTCGTGCTGACATCATCATTGCTGACGATATAGAAGTACCTAACAACTCTGCCACTCAAGGTATGCGAGATAAGCTGGATGAACAGGTAAAAGAGTTTGAAGCTATTCTGAAGCCCTTAGACACCTCTAGGATCATCTTTCTAGGTACACCGCAGTGTGAGGATAGTATTTATAACAAACTGCGTGAGAGAGGCTATAACGCTCGTATATGGACATCTGAGTATCCTAGTGCGGATATTGTAGAAAAGAACTATGATAATGACATAGCACCCTTCATAGTCGAAAGAATAACAGATGAGTCAGTAGGTACAACTACAGAGCCTACAAGATTCTCTGATATGGACCTAGAGGAAAGAAAGATGTCGTACGGAAGGACTGGGTATGCTTTACAGTTCATGCTTAATCCCAGGCTTTCAGATGCTGACAGGTATCCCTTGAAGATCAATGATCTTATTATAACAGATGTTGATGTGGAACTAGCACCTGAAAAGATCATGTGGTCTAGTGACAGAGATAACGAAAACAGAGACTTACCTAATGTAGGTCTGGGTGGTGACAGGTATCATAAACCTTTTAAGATTATTGGTGATCTGGTGCAGTACACAGGCTCTGTTATGTCCATTGACCCTAGTGGTAGAGGTAAGGATGAAACAGGATATGCTGTTGTTAAGATGCTTAACGGTCAACTCTTTGTTCCTCAAGCTGGAGGTCTTAAAGGAGGATATGATGAATTAACACTTAAACAATTAGTCAATATAGCCAAGGATAACAAAGTTAATAAGATTGTTATAGAGTCTAACTTTGGAGATGGTATGTTCCAGGAACTACTTAAACCACTACTCTTTACATCCTACCCTTGCTCAGTAGAGGAAGTAAGACATAACAAACAAAAGGAGTTAAGGATCATAGATACTTTAGAACCTGTACTTAATCAACATAAACTTATCATTGATCCTTCTGTTATTCAACATGACTATAAGAGTGCTCAGAGCTATCCTATAGAACACCAAGCTAAGTATATGTTAATGTATCAACTGTCCAGAATAACAAAAGATAAAGGTAGTCTTATACATGATGATAGGTTAGATGCTTTAAGTATTGCTGTAGCCTATTGGGTAGAACAAATGAATCAGGTTGTAGATAATAACATATCCTTAAGGAAACAAGAACTCCTAGAGGAAGAGTTAACAAAGTTTACTGATTCATTCTATAAGAAAAGTATTAAAGGTCCTAGAGCACTTCTGTGGTCGTAGCTTTGCTACTCCTATTTAACATATCTTTTAGTTATATATCTTTATAGATATTATATATAGTGCTCCGATAGTTAGTGTAAATACATAAATACTAAAGTACTTAATGTTATGATAATGAATAATTCTAAAAGAAATATGAACATACCTATCCTTAAAAGAAGTTTTAATTAAAGATTGTTTATGACATGGTCATTATCTAAACTCTATACTATGTCCATCAAGACCAATATTGTTATTCATAAATTAGTTCTTAACTATATCTGTTTAACGCTAGTCGATACATTCGTTCTTCTCCTAGCTCTGTTATAAATGCTTGTCATACACAACCATCAATAACCTATTAATAGGATTATAACGAATATTAGAAAATGTAAAGCCCTAAATTTAAAGATATGAAATATGAAGATCAAATAGAACTGTTACACAACGACTTACACAATTTAATTTATCGTTATAAAAGTGAGTACGAACTACACGATGAAACCATTATAGGAGCTTTAGAATGCCTGAAGTTGTCTGTAATTGAATCTTTCACTATAGACTTTGAAAGCGATATAGAAGAGGAGGAGTAATACTTTGGATAAGCAGAGCGATTTCCAAAAATGGTGGAAAAATCTGAGAAGCTTACGCTATATACGCAGTCGTAATTTACCCCGCATGCCACCCCTAAAAAATTGATCTGTGGGGGATATTGTTAAAAGTCCAGTCATAAGTCATTGATATTCAACATAAGTCGCACAATATTGATTATGTCTAATTACTGATAATCAATGAGTTAGGTAATAATCTATCTATGTTTTGTTATCTTTCGCAAATCAACAGATCAACAAGGTTATTTGAGTCAATGAATGTTTTTCGCTATTGATAATGCGTTATCATTTATGAATTTGTATTTCTTTCTTTGTTTATCCTTAATTCCATATTTGGCAATCGTTTCCATATTTGGATAAGTACTGCTCAATCCTTGTTAAACTCTACAAATCATCCTTCAATCTTTTCATAAGATATTGCCAGTAATAACTTTACAACAAATGTTTTCGCTTTAACTATAAATCCTTCCTATTGAGACTCTATTGAGACAACTTTTTATCTTATTGATAATCAATAGACTTAGGTAATAATTGAAAAAAAGTTTAAAATAATTTTAAGTTTTTTATTCTTTTCGTAACATTGTATAAATCAATACTTTACAATAACTAAAAACTAGCAATCTCAGTATTTAAAGGGGGTTG